TAATGATAAAAAATTGGAAACGATGGTGGACTTTCTTACGAAATCGCTGTCATGGATTATAATCATTACGACATTTTTATGTCATATAATAAAGGAGGTAGCATGCTTCCCTTATAAAATGTATAATAAAGCAAAACATGCAGGAATATATTATTTTGTACAACCGTTACATCAATTTTATTTATATTTTCGAGTGTTATACTTACTAATAGCTGACACCATATACTGTGGAATAATAGTGGCATTATGTGCCTGTTTCTTAGTTATGTTGACTCAGCGACATTGCCCAACAGAATTGGACGAAAGATATCCGTGCCCCTATAAATTAGATGGGACATTTAACTATAAATGTTATGGATTTTGGTTTGAAGACTGTGGAGTGATTCAAGAATATGTAGGATATAATCATGAAGAATTAATATTTGATATTGTACAACGTGTTATAGAAAAAATAATGTATACTGATTTTGTGGTGTGTTATTGTTACACGTTTGTAATAGGATTGATGCTACTATGTGCAATTATCAACATATCTACTGGGTATTACTATGATAAGTTGTACATTCCCAAACGAATTAGGCCAGTTCCCCAACTGTGCTTAACCACGATGCAATCGCATTTGTATAATCTAGCAGGATTATCTGAATCAGTGATTGCTCGATTCCAACTACATGATAACCAATTAGCAATAAATGAGGAATCTGTAGTCGCAATCTTAAAAGGTATCTACGCTTGTAATGGGACGATAGATACAAAGGGACCAAGAATTGAACGACAAGCACGTGAGATTATAGCGTTTACAACACGCCATTTTCCTCAAACTCGTGATCAACCTTGGAGAAAAGTGTTTGAAAAGTTGTTTCCATATTCAGAAGAAAATCTGTCTGAATATGCAACAAAAATTCATAAGATAATAATGGAAAAATTATCCCAAGAAATTGGGTTAAATAATCTAATAATGGCGAATAAAACAGTACTCGCAAATGACTTAATTGATTTATATACCGTATTACAAATGCCTGTAATGC